ATCTTGGGCCATAGGTACAGAGATTAATTTAGTGCATAGGTTAGCTAAAGAACAAGCAGATAAGACAGTTGTATGTCTAGATTCTGTTGTATGTCCTTGTGCTACTATGTATAGAATTCATCCAGCTTATGTGTTATGGGTATTAGAGGCTATTATAGCTAAAGACCCTGTTAATATTATTAAAGTATCTAATGAAGATACACAAGCAGCTAGACAAGCTTTAGATAGAATGTTGGCATTAGAAGTATAGTGCGAGAGTATATATTAAGACATACAAAATGTGGAGCAGTATGGGATGCATCTTATAATGTATCTCCTGAGATGATGGTCTGTAGTAAATGTGGAGAAGAGGTTAGAACAATATATGATCCTATAATTGAGATGGTTACACTAAAAAAGGGGGAAGCAAATGATAGAGGAAGTAGACAAACCAAGTTGTAGTAGTGATAAAGAGTCTTTAGAGGATATTCTTATTTATTGTAATACATGTGACGGTATTGAACTTGATATACAGGGAAATGCTCCTTATGTAGATGGGGGGGTATATTGTGAGTGTTAATACTTTGAGAGATTGGATAGCTGATTATAATGAAGAAGCTTTATTAGCTGATGGTTTTGAACAGGCTGTTATTGGAATGTGTGAACGATTTGGGCAATCTCCCGTTGTGGCATACGATAGAGAGAAGTGCATTGAAATTTTAATGGCTAACTTTGTACAAACTATTAACGAGGATGAAGATGAAGACTTATACACCATGGCAGTTGAATATTTTGATTTTAATGTATCTGGTTCTTATGTTGGCGAAAATACACCTGTTTTTTTGACGTTATATAAACCATGACCTATTTTGACTCAGCTGTATTTGAAGTAAGTAACGATGGGAAGAGTTGGGTGTATGAGAACATTGTCCTGAAGCAGGACGGTGTTTCTGGTTACATAGTTTATATAAAGGGCGAACAGAAAGGATGGGAAAAGGATGATACAATAACTTGTTATGTTCCTAATCAGTTAGCACTGTTTGATTTGTTATACTATCTGCTAGAAGGTAAACAACCTTTATTCTCTTCTATTGCGGAATTTAAACCTTTAGGTTGATTCTATAAGCAGTATTGTGTTGGAAAATTATTATTATATAGTATAATATAAATAAAGCTAGTTATGTATGAGGAGAAGAAGGTATGCCTAAATATTTCCAATTAGACATGACTATGTTGAAACCAGCAACGGCAGTTGATTATAAAATACCACAGGAGGTATTTATAAGATTTAGGGAGACTATTGTACGTGCTTTTGCAACGGATGCTAGGCTAAAGCTACAAAAGGTAACCCAAACAGATGATAAAGTAATCATAGAGGAACAAGATAAGATTCCTGTAATGGGGAAATATGTTCAAAATGTTAAAGCCCATAACCGAAAAGGAACAAAACGAGTTAGGGCACATAAGAGAGTTTATAAGAATTATAAACCAGTAAAATTACCGAAGTCAATTACTAGTTTCTGGTCGTTAGGATCTGGAGCTAGTCCGTGGAGAATGGTAAGATGGGACTTCCCCCAACTACCGGGGCAAGAAAAGATAGATTTTACAAAAGAAGAAAATGTGGAGAAATTCATTGTTGATGCAATTGTACAGGAATTTGGTGGTCAAATACGATAGTAACTAAGAAAAGCTTAGAAGGGAGTGTGAAATGGTTGATTTACAAGTAACAAGAGATCAAGAGTATATTATAGCGAGACATTCTCGTATGGTTGGTAAAGTATTAGATTTGGTAGAAGCTACGCTACCTGAAGGTATTCAATGTGAACGCTTTAAAAAGTTGATTCAAGTACCATTATATGATTTTAGAAATGAAATTTTACGGTTAACAACTGATGATTTAGTTGAAATTGATGAATCTAGTTAGGATTTTACGCTACAGATAGTATAATAAGTTAGGGCAAAAATATAATATATTGCCTAAATTATAGTATAATTTCCCAAATAGTCGGAGGTGGCTAAGACCAACTGTTAGGGGCATATCATAAATAGGAGGAACTATTATGGCAGATGAGCTTATGACCAAGGTCGAAAAGCAAATGGAGGGTACTAACCTCGCACTAGCCGCCGTTGCTGAAGTCTTGCAAAAGATGGATGCCCGATTTTCTGGTGATGAGGAAGCAGAGTTGAGAAAGGAAGAGGAGCAACTAGCCGTTTCTGAGAGAAATGCTCTTGTAAAAGACATTGCCTCACAGGTAGTAGGTATCCTGAAGCAGGGTGGCATGGATGTAGATGGTACGAAAGTACGGAATGCTGCTAAGATTGGTAAACCAACATCAGCAGATGATTCCGAAAAACCTGCCAACGTCTCAAGTAACATTGCTGATCAACAGGCTACTATACAGGCTATGAAGAAACAGAATGGTGAAGAAGAAATGGAAGATGAGGAAGAGGAAGAGATGCCTATGCCATCGAAGGGTGGATACATGAAGACCCATGTTCCCGGTCATGAAGATGACGAAGAGGAAGATGTAGAAAAAGAGGGTGCTGATGAGTACCCAGCAGAAGAAGAAGAGCCAGAAGATGAGGAAGAGGAAATGAAATCTATGAGGAAAGAACTAAAAGCTCTGAAGAAGCAGATACGAAATATTGATGCTTCTATGGAGAAGGCGATTACTAAGGAAGCTGAGAGCCGCCTTCGTAAGATGGGCTTTAGGGAAGAGAATGGACTACAGAGACCTCAACGTATTGAGACACCTCTAGGAGTTGACGGTTCTACCCCTCTTGTGAAAACTGGGAGTTCGACTGATACCGTTGATCAACTAATAGGATTGTCTTATAAACAGCTTCGTGATTTACAAGCCCAAATTGAAATGGGCAACACCGATGGAGTTCCAAGGGAACTTCTTGGGTAATTTAAAATTAATTAGGAGGAAATATCATGGCTAATCCATCTCTTGCAGAATATTTAGCCCAATCGCAACGTGGATTGTATCAGTCGGTATTCGGCCCTGAGTACTTGATGAAACAGACGTACTTTACGGTTGATACTGCTACTGGTATATTTAACACGACTTATGGGCGCAAGGTATGGCAAGCCCTGAACAACCAAACACGTTTTTTCAATGCCATCCCCAGAACTGTCTGGGGTAATACGGCTGGTTGGCGTGTAAGGACGGACAGGGGGTCTGGACGATCCAGACCTGTGACAGAGACAGGGTCTCTTCCGACAGTTGATATTTCCAACATTGAGACTATATCGAGCTTGCCTCGTGTGGTCTCCACGACCTTTGGTGCCTCTGTGAAGTCAGTCTTCACGGCCCAGTTAGAAGGCGGTGTTGGGGATGTTCTGGCGTTGGAGAACGAGAACGCACAGCTTGACCATGTCAAGGAAATTAACGAGGAACTTCTTGCAGGTTCCGCATATCTAGTATCTGCTGGTGCATCGACAACGTTTACCGTTCCAGCAGCTATTGCAAAACATTTTAAAATCGGTGATGCAGTTGGAATGAATAACGTTGGTACTGGATTCGACAGGACTACGGGTTCTGTTGTTTCCGCAGTTAACACTTCTACTGGTGTAGTAACTGTTGCTACCGGGACTGCTTATGCCGATGGAGACATAGCATTCATTTACAGTCGTGCTGGGCTAACTTCCATTGATGACGTTGTTGCAGAAGACGCTATGGTTGTTGGTGGTGGTTCGGGTGGAGCCAATGTTAGGGCTTATGATCTAACTCAGGCTGGCAGAGCCGCAGGTGATTGGAATGCTGGTGCTAGTGTTTCATATAACTCAGGTACGGGACGAGACTTGTCTCTGAACCTACTTGACACAGCTATTCAGAAGATTAGGGAGAATGGTGGAGAGCCGAAACTGATTCTTCTTGGACATGACCAATACTTTAAGCTAGAGAGACTTTTGAACTCTAACCAAAGGTACATGGGACAGGAAGAGTATCAGGTAGGTATAGGTTCAGAGCGAACCTTCCCCGGCACTCGAACTGGTCTGGTTTTGGCTACGTATCAAGGTATTCCAATTATGCCAGATGCTGATGTTCCGAAGTCGGTTTCGACTGCAGACGCAGTATTGGGAAGTAACATCTATGTTTTGGATACAGACTATCTTGAAATCGCAGTTGCTCAACCTACTCAGTATGTTGAGAACCGTGACTACTTCGCAGCTAATGCGCTAGTGGTTCGTGGTTTGCTATACACTATGGCAGAAATGCGCTGCAAGAACATCTTTGTCCAAGCAAAGATTGCAGACTTGAACAGTTAATCAACTCTAGGTATAATGGGGCGTAGGCTTTAAATCTTACGCCCCTCATATCTTAACTAAACTTTATAACGGAGGAATAAGGATATGGCAAAACATACATTCAGCATGTCCGATGTAACTGGCGATACTAAAGTTATTGCACGATCTTCATATGGTTACGATTGGAATTACTTGGCTGATGATGAAACCCTTCTTTTTGGTAGTACCGACGAAACTGCTTTCAGTGTCAAAAATATGATTCCGGGTACTGGTATTTCTACTGGGTCTGGTACTGTTTGTAAGGGTTCCGTCTTGCGAATGGGGGATGTCATCGAAACAACTATTATTATAGATTTAACAGGTCTAAACTCAGGTGATGCTGACGGTGATATTATTGGTGTAGCGGATACGGCAAACTGTCATATTGGGCAGATTACCGCTGCTAAGAACGGCACCATTACTCACGGATATATGCAATGTGTAGAAACTC